GACTTCTTCATAGATAAAAGTGATTTCATCTTCTAGTACTATGAGTAGCCTGTTGTCGTTAATTTCGTCTAGAGGCACTGGACAATGCAGTGAATCTAGCGTAGTTTTGTTATATGTAATATAGTCTGCATAACTCCTAAGAGAAGCTAGGGCATAGTATATACACAGTTCTTTGTTTGTATACTTATAAGAATTGTAGAGCAAAAACTCCCCATGAACGAGGAAACTCGAACCTATGAAGTTTTTGTGTGAGTATTTATAAATAGGGTCAAACTTGTTACGAGGGATTTGTTGATTTACCAACATTTCCATTATCAAGTTACATCGAGCAATATTGCCCTCTGCCGTATCAAAAACCTTTTTCCAATCAAATAAGAGCATATATTATACTTTAATTTTACCAAGTTGTCAAGAATTATTTTTCTAAAGGTGTTTAATGTTCCAACCCTGCTTCATATAGAACCCGATACGATTTGAGGCTTGTTTTCGAGCCGTATTTCCTTTCAGGTGTATATCTACCACAATTGGACTTATTTTACCTTCCTTTTTCCGAATCACACGGCCAACTAGCTGTGTGAGTAAAGGCTCATTGTTAACAGGAGTGCCTAGTATTAGACAGCTTAGATTGTCAACAGAGATGCCTTCCGAGAAAATTGCTTGCGTTCCGTAAAGAACCTGTGCATCCCCGTAGAGAATTTTATCTACAAGCACTTCTCTCTCTTCATGCGGAACTTCACCAGTTACGCAAATTGCCTTATCTCCTGTAAGCTCAGCGCAGGCTTTTAGAAAGGCTACCCTATCACTTACAACTAAGACTTTATGCCCCTTTGCAGCGTAGGCTGCCGCTAGCATTGATACTGTATGTCTGTACTCTTCTGTGTTGGCTAGTTTTGTTACTCGGTTAGCCCAAGGTATTCTAGCACCGTCCATGAAACGAATCTCGGAAGGTACAACAACTACAGAGGGGGTCATATAGTTTTCTTTTGGCGGCTTAAATAGAGTATTACCAAAGTAATCTCGAAACACAACGTGTTTGCCGTCTTTTCTTTCTATAGTCCCCGATAGACCTATTTTGTATCTACAGTAGTTTGTATCTAGTAATTTACTAAACGTAGGACTACTGACGTGGTGCATTTCGTCTAGGATGATTGTCCCAAACTCTTTTCTTATTTTAGGAATGTTACGATACAGAGTCTGAGTATTTCCAATAACAATAGGACTGTCGGTATCAAACCTACCACTACCAATAATCCCAGGTTCAATTCCATAAACCTTCTCCACTTCCTTGGCCCATTGATTTCGTAGAGCCACTGTATGTGTTACTACTAATGTTTTTTGACCAAGCTTGCCTGCTATTGCAAGACCTGTAAAAGTCTTGCCCCAGCTGACCCATGCGTTTATTATTGCATTGTCACTAATCTCGTCATAGACATCTTTCTGGCTAGGACGTAGCTCGAACTTAAACTCAGGAAAAGTCACAGGTTTACTCACTCGGTTATCAACTATCTCATAGTGCTCAGGAATTAAATCCGTTCGTCCTACAGGAAGAGATACTAGCCCATTACGAATAATCCCCATGTTTTTAATAACTTGCGGAGGATCCAAAGGGTTGTGAGTTGGAATAGTATACGTAAGCTCTCTGTCGAGTTGCTCCTGCAAATCGGCTGTGCAATCCATATATATTCTGTGACTTATAACTGCTTTCATAGATTTAATTCATTCTTTGCAATAATGTACTGTTTAACGAAATCGGATCTAACAATGTCTTCTACTTCGTATTCTATGAATGTGAATCTGTCCATCATTTTAAGAACACGGATAAAATCTTGTAGTCCGTTTGCTTTTAAGTCTGCCTGTCTAAAGTCTCCGCAAAAGATTACTCTACAGTTTTCACCGATTCGAGTAATAATTGAGTCTAACTCATGAAAAGACATATTTTGACACTCATCTACCATAATAACCGCGTCTCTGAGTGTGATACCTCTAATAAAGGAAGTAGTCATAAAGTGAACCATACCTTTGTTTTTGAGGATCTCATAAGCATCTCCTCTTTGAAACAAATCTATAGCTATATCTTTATAAGGTTCTTCGTACACAGAAGCTTTTTCTTTTTCTGTACCAGGTAAGAAACCAATGTCTCTAGTAGGTACAGCACTTCGTATAATTACTAGTTTTTGGTAGTCTCCTTTTGTCATATCATCGTATGCTAGATAAGAAGATATGAATGTTTTTCCGGTTCCTGCAAGTCCGTGCAGTACTAAGTTTTGTGTTGACTCAAATGCTTTGAGTTGGTTTCTAGTTAACGGTTCTATTTCTCTTAGTTCAAAATTGACACCTGCGAGAGTTTTTCGTCTTTTAGCCATATTTTATACTTTTCTTCTGGTATCTTTGAGTTTCGTTTCCGAATACTCATACAGCATCCAAGGCAAGCCTTGTACATGCAAAATCCCTGCCCAAGTATAACCTACCTCAGGAGGGCGTGGCACGGTAAAAGGAGAGTTATGCCCTTTTACTCTAATTAGTGTAGCAGAATCTTTCAACTCTACTTTACTAATTTTCAAATACTTTAAAGGTAACATAGTAGTCTTTTCGTAAATAAACAGTCTACCACTGTTATCTATAAAATACTTTGTTCTTTGCTTTAACAAACCGTTTGGGTACTCAACCATATGCTTTAACATATGCAAGTTCCTGTGAGGAGTTTGCATTCTACGAGCACCTAAAGTTTTTCCGGACTGGTTTCTATCGTCTAGTACTTTGTTGTCAAGAAACAAGAGTCCATCATACTCTTCCCAGTTCTCCGAGTCTAACAGGAAAACTGGGAAGGTAATCTTAGGTATACTTCTAAATCCTATCACCATACATCTTCTCGAACTTACCTCCGGAATAGTCTTCATGGACAATCTCAAAGTCGCACCCAACAGGTGCACCTGGTATAGAGATACCTCTGTCCATTTGTATAAATGCGGCTAGTTTTTCCATGTACTCTTCTATCTCTTCTTCCGGTACTTCTGCTAGGATAGAGTCATGAACAAGAGCAAAGATTCTTGCTTTCTTGTTGTTCGCTTTTATCCAAGCATTCATATCAATTGCTCCTAGTAGGTTAATATCAGAAGCAGCAGACTGCACCAAAAAGTTAAGACCAGACCTAACGCTATGACTCTGGATGCCTTTGTCTGTCGATGCGACATTGGGTAATCTCCTTTTTCTTCCGAAGAAGCTGTAAATAAATCCATTCTGTTGGATGTATTTTTGGTTATCTTCAATCCACTCTTTTAGCTTGTGGAACTCTTTAAAGTAGTCATCGATAACCTCTTGTGCTTCTTGTCGGCTAAAAGGTTTGCCACTATCTTTTGATACTTGTTCACTAATCTTATTTGCTCCTGCACCATACATGATACCAAAGGTTACGGCTTTTGCTGCCTGCCTTTGCATGCTGTATAGTTCTGCTACTTCGCCTACCTCACAAGGTAGCTTAAATACTTTGTGTGCAATTGCAGAGTGAAAGTTGCCTCCAGAACGGAACACGTCCATAAGTGCTTTGTCTTTTGCAAGAACAGCGGCAACATATACTTCGGCAGTTGTCAAATCCATTGCAACAATTTTGTTGCCAGGAGCTGCTTTAATACAGCCTTTTACAATAGGATTGTCCCTAGGCAGTTGTTGCATATTGAGTTTGCCAGAAGAACTAAGCCTGCCACTAGTAGTACCATGGAGGTTGAAACCTGTACGTAGTCGGCTATCACGATCCAACTGCGGTAAGATTTTGTCCAAATAAGTATTTTTAATCTTGGACTTTTGTCTGATTTCAAGAATGAGTCCTGGGATGTGCGATTGTTCTGCAAGCTCTCCAAGAACCTCCGCGTCTGTGCTATGCGCACCAGTGCCAGTCTTTTTACCAGTTGGATTGAGGCCAACGAAGTCAAACAACAGACTACGAAGTTGAACAGTAGAATTAGGATTAAAGTCTTTTCCATTTAGCTCTTCAAATTTACGAATGGCAGGTTCTTTATACATCTCTGCTACAGCTTCATCAATCTGCTCTTGCATAAGAGACTGAGACTTCACTAGACGTAGCTTGTCAAAAGGCACACCATTGTCTTGAATGTCAGTCAAAAACCTACATCCGGGAATTAATATGTTATCGTATACCTTTGCAAGACGCTTGTTTTGCTTAATCTTTACGAATTTTTCGTAAATTAAGAACGTACAGGCCGCATCCATTCCAGCATAAAGTTTCATAATTTCAAAGGGAATATCGCCCCAGTTGAAATCGCCTTTAAGAATGCCATGCTGTTTGCGATAGTTGTCTATCCAATCATACATGGGCTTCTCATAGTCTCCGTACTTTGTATACTTCATAGATAACTGCTTTAGACCGTGAGTACCTGGGTTCTCATCAATCAAATAGTGCAGTAACATAGTATCTTCAAACTTTGGAAACTTAAAGTTGAAATGATACTCAAAGAATGCCATATCGAACTTTGCATTGTGAAAGATTACTGTCTTTTCGTTAAACAACTGCTGTAGTAGTGCTTCTGTCTCTTCATCGAAACATTCAGTATCTATGTAAGCCCCACGATCAGCCTCATAGCTAAGACTGATGCCAAGCATATGGCCATCACGTGGATATAGTCCTGTTGTTTCCGAGTCAAGAGCAACATAAGGCAGAGGGGCAGAAATAGCAGCGCGTATAAAAGCATTGGCTTCCTCCGTATCTTGTATGCCCCAAGCGTTGTACTCTGTAATTACTGTGTCTTCTTTACTTCCGGTAATGTACTCTAGTATACTTTGCTTAGAGTCGTCCCATGTGCGCTGTGCCTCTGGCTTAAACGCGAGCATGGCAGGGTTAATGATAGGCAAGAACTTTTCTTCTACTTTCTTACCAGAATATTCTGTGATTGAGTTTATGGGAGTGAAGTACTTGAGCGCATCACTACCGACAAGAATTATCCAATCGTATTCGTCTGGATTCATATCAATGTCGCAGTCTCGCTTCAGTACTTTCTTGATGCCTGGGTCTGAACACAGTTGGAACTGGTCAAACTCAAACTCATCATCAAATTCTTTCTTAAAATTTGTTCTACTTGGTTTAGTTTCTACTAATGCAACTTTAGGCATATATCTTACTCTTTAGTTTTTGTACAGTTTGTAGGGGCAAGGCTCCGGGATCTCTACCCGAAAGACTTACATTTCTTGAGGTCAAACCCACTCGTTCAACCATTTCTTTTACATCTTTTGCGGCATTCTGTCCCGCATCATCTCCATCGAAGAATACTACTATCTCTTCTACACCTTGTATAGAAAGCATACTAAGTTTATCTTCGTTAATATTCTTTGTACCAAAGCAGCAAACTGCATTGGTAAGACCCTTGTCGTGAAGGTTTATCATATCAAATATACCTTCTACTAGAATAACAGAACCTTGTATCGGCTCTACTACAGGGAACAACGGCATCTTCGCACCCGCAGGCGAGATCATATACTTAGGCGTTCCGCCTGTAGTATGACGACCGTTGAATGCTACGATACGCCCTGATATATCTCGTACTGGAAATACAATACGACCAATGTAATCAGGGTCATGGTGTTGAAACGCTTCAAATCTTTTATACGTCTCGGGTTTAATATCTCTCCAGTTACCTGCATAGTTGGAAAGATTCCGAGGAAAAGACAAACCGACACTTTCAGACCTTTTCTCTCTAATATTTTTTTTGAGTAATTCTCGTCTTACTTGTAAGTGGTTTGCCTTCTCCCCGAAATGGGTGAAAATGTTTCCCTTGAATCCACAAGAGAAACACTGAAATATTCCTGTAATGCGATCAATACGCATACTAGGGTTACGATCTGCATGATCAGGGCTAAGACAGCTAACTAAGCAGTCTCCGCCTTTGGGTATAAAATATACTTGTCTAGAAGTTAATAGTTCTTCTACTGTCACCGACCAATGTCCTTTATGTTACTTCGATTAATAACTTGATATGCACCCTTGTTATAGGCAGGTGCAATCGTAAAATTCTTAGACTCTTCTACTTTATAAGAAGTGTCTGGGGCAGGCTTATATACATCTTTTGCCTGCGCGGAGGGATAATAAGGAGTCTCTCTCCTGTATACTTTCTTTGTTTCTATTTCTTCAAACTTTGGCGTGTATCGCTTTGCTTTGGGCAAAGGCTTACGCTTTCTACCAGACGTAGTATGTCGTAAACTACCGAATGTAAGTGCCATATGCTTTTTCTCCTTTAAAGTATCCGTATATTATACGGAAAAGAAGTTAAAAAGTCAAGAACTATTTTTAAAGATCGTTAATTTCTTCGCCAGTCTTGTGCGAAGACTCCTCTTGCTCTTGCGGAGTCATTGCAGTTTCCGGGCCAATCTTCAAAGTCTCCCAATCCATAGTAGAGGTAAAACTTTGCATACTGGCAGAGCGCATTTTTACGCAGTTAAAAGTAATGCATTGGTCTTCTTGGTCCCATGTATCAAGTGAATATGCTGCATCTGCCGCATCTAAGATACCTTTAGCAAAGCGAGCCTCGCCTGTTGCATCTGTTTGATACGGAGAAAATACAGCACAATCATACTCTTGAGCCATAGACTTTAAAGCCTTACTAACCTCAATCTGTTCTGTCCAGTCATACTGGCCTCCTCGCGAAGGAAGGTGGGAACGCTTAACTTGGTTTATATAGTCTACAACAATAACACTAGCACCGATTTTAGAGACTTTCTTATCCAACTCTGCACGTATCTTGGCGATAGTGAGGCTAGGATCGTAAACTACGTCTAACTGTTGAGTCGGGAGAAGCTCATGGTCAGTAGTAAGTTTACGGTGAAACTCGTTATAATCTTGCTTTTCGTTTCTCTTGTATTCTAGTAATCGTTCATGTCCGTTGACAAAACGACTTGCTTGCCAAGCAGCTATTTTTTCCCACTCAATGTTCGTAAGGTTTCCATTGCGAATCCTTGAGAAGTTGACTCCAGTAGCAATCGAACAGCATCGTTGCAATATTGATCGACTATCCATTTCAATAGTGAAATAAATAGCTGAACGTCCAGATTGAAATACATTGTTTGCAACATTAGCACAAGTAATAGACTTACCTGAGCCGCGCTTACCGCCCACAAGAATCAAATCCTTGGGGCTGAAAGTAATACTTTCGTCATAAGCTGAGTTCAGGCCGAGACCAATATGCTTGGCAAGTTCTTCTTCTGGCTCCATTAAGTGTATGCGCTGCATACTTTCTTGGGGAAGCTCAAGATCGACTTTATCCTCGATGTCTAATACTATTTGATGAAGCTCTTGCACAGATTCATCTGCTGTTGCAAACAACACAGTGTTGTCGATATACTTATCAAGAGATATAAGAATCTCTTTCTGAGCATACTCATTTTTCAGGTACTCAAGCAGAGTAGCAGGGTCTACATCTACTTCAACAGACTCAATGGCGAACACTTTGTCTTTGGTAGGTGCGTGTCTAGTACTTAGCTTGAGATCATCAAAAGAAGGGAACTGATGGTGAAGTTCACAATGTTTATCAATTGCTTCATACAACAGATGATATTCTGCAGAAAGATACTCTTTACGCAGATAGCTCCACGTCTCAAAGTCCTCCACAACAATACACTGCTTAATTAAAGCACTAGATATATTCAACAGTTCCCCCGAACATTAAAAACCGGCCCCGAAAAGGACCGGCCCCTTACACAAAAAGTTACTACGCTTTAGCGGCCCGAGCGGCACCATCGTAGTCTGACGCGGACAAGCCACGACGAGTCAACATAGTTTTCACGCCTCGAGCAGTCTTGCCAATTGTGTCTGCAATTGCCTCGACAGTCATAGCAGCAACATCAACACCCTCTAGAGGGTCAGCATTGCCAGAGCCTTTTGTATTCTCTTGACGAGGAATAGCAGCAATATCACCAGAACGCAACAGGCTCAAAGCCTTACCACGAATGCTGTTAACAGAGCGGCCCAATGCTTCAGCGATTGCCTCAACAAAAGCACCATCATTCACCATAGAGACGAATGTAGTTTCCTCATCAGGAGTGTAAGTACGCACACTCTCTACCTTAGGGGCAGGAGCGACGTGGTCAGTCAATTCCATAGACAAGATTTTGCCTTGGATAGACTTAGGTGAGAACTCACCGCCTTCAAAATGCTCAGCAATTTGAGCATATGTATACTGACCAGTATTGTCAGTAACAAAGGCACGGAGAGTAGCTTCTTGGCCCGCAGAAAAAGACTTGCCTGCGGCGGCAGAAGCAAGCTCTACTTCAAAACCCATCTTTCGCAGTTTGCTAGAGATAGAACGAGCAGAGGTTTCAAGCTGGTCTGCTGCTTCTGCAACAGTAGCTTGGGATACGGGGCT